TACTAATATTATCTCAAATTCAAACATTTTTGTTTCTCCTGAAGCCAGAACCCCTAAAAACCTATCATAACTATCTCGTACATAATTTTTAGGATTATCATTAGCCTTTTCATGTGTATTCATTCTGTTTCTAAGTTTCCTCTTTAATTTGTTTAAATCTGTCCACATTGATGACTTAATGACTTGTCCGCATATTTCATATACGTCTCCTACCCTATCTCCTGCTTTCTTGTCTCCTGAACGTTTACAGTGATAAAACTGAATAACAACACGATTATCATACTCTTTAGCAGTAATAAAATCTGCTATCTCACCTGTTCCGTGGTCATAGTATAAAAAATCAAAATTTCTATCTGATAAATACTTATTTAGAAAATCATGTATAGATATCTTCCCATCACTTGCTTCTCCAAATTCACATTGTATATCTACTCCGTTCTCTTCCCATTCTATTGGTTCCAAAGCATCTTCATCTATCAATATCAAATCATCATAATTCTTTCTATAGTATTCATGACCAATCAATGAAGAAAAATCACTAAAGTATAGTACCAAAGGATTTGCATTTAAATAATCCAACAAAGATATATCACTATATTGCCTCTTAATGAATATACTCCTTGCTAAACTATCTTCACTTTTAAAAAGCCTATCGTTTTCTAAAGAAAAATGAACATTGAACTCAATATCGTAATATCTAAAAACTATCTCTACTATTCCTTCATATCTATCTTTTACCTCCAACTCTAAATCCAATAACTGAATATTATCAAAATCAATACTACTATTTTTTATACTTATTATCGGTGGGTTTTTGTATGTTTCGTTATTCCAATCCAATGAAATAATATATTTATCTGGTATGGTATTGACTTCTTCACTAACTGGAATAAAATCCAAAGGTGAATTTGTTAGTGTAGTGCCCTTACTAGTAATCTTATTTGCAATATCATTACACCACTTTATAAATTGTGGTATGGTTAAATAACTATTGCTCCATACCTTTGAACCACTGCTATATCCTATAGTTACTTCACCAGTATCATCAGTACCCTTACCAAAACAATGACCTCTATGAAAAAGTCTTCCATCCGATTTTCTAATTGCTTTTTGTGCACTAGGGCCAGTAATTATTCTATAAGACTCTGTGCTGCTTGTTTGTATACTATTTCTCATGCCTATATTAAAAAATTCTGGGTTTTTTAAATTTGTCAAAACTCTGTTTATTTTACTTAATGATAATTTTCTTTTGGTAACACCTGAAAATTGCTCTGCTAGGCTTTCATAAATATCTTCATTTCTCCTTGTTGAATGAATAAACAATAATTTACTATTCTCATGAAAATATAATATAAATAATTCATACTGTATTTTTTGAAACATATTAAGTCTTGTCCATTTAGGATTAACTATCTCTTTAGCAATTAATACAACCATTGAATATTCTTTACTGATATGCTTATTCACTAATAACAAACCACTAGGCAGAACAACTTCTGTATCTATATTAAAAGCATCTACGGAATATATTAGAACATGTGCGAATGGCACCAAAGAAGCCAATGATAAATCTTTTGTTTCATCATCTCTATTTAAAATGCAATTGAAAGTACTCAAAGTCTGCTTGTTTTCCACTTCTTCTTCTATTCTACTTTCGTTTAAATTTATAATAATTTCTTGCCAGACAGCCCCTTCTTCATATATTTTTTCCCTTTCAATTTCAGATGGTATGGCAATAAATTTTGCGACTCCAAGATTAGGTGCATTTGTTCTTGCAAATCTCCCAATAAATTGTAATGTAACTTCAAGAGATTTATGAGGTGAATGAATCGCAGCAATTTTTAGTTTAGGAAAGTTAAAACCTTCTCCAAGCATATTAACACATATTATCCCATCTAATTCCCCATTATTAAGTTTTTTAATAACACTTTTAACATGACGATATGAATGGTCACTATTAATAATCTTTAATCTTAATGATGTATTTTCAGCATATATTTTTTCTAGTTCCTTTGCTCTTTTATTTCTATCTGTTCTTACCATTAAACAGTGTTCAAAACCAGCATTTTTATCTTCAATAAACACTTCTTCTGCCTTTTTGGCAATAGCAATATCTTCCGAACCTTCTATATCTACTACTGGAATATATTCAATCTTACCAAAAATCCCTTCTTTGTAGGCATCTGATATTGAATAATTATATATAAATTTTCCTTTAATTTCTTTTTTATCTCTTCGAAATGGTGTAGCAGTAAACAGTATTTTCTTTGCTTCCGGAAATGCTTCAATTATTTCATTCCATGTTGCGGCCGGACTATGATGAGCCTCATCAGCCTGTGTCAAGTAAAAACTAAAAAATTTTTAAATTTTTCACATAAAAAAATAGAACCGAGCGATTTCTTCAACGAAACCACCCGGTTTAAGATTATTAAGAATCATCCGTCCTTTGCTTTGGTTTATTGATATTTCTATAATTCATCTGCCGTAAGCAATTCAATACCTTGCTCCTTCCAATCTCTTAAAAGGGAAAGAACATCAAAAACATTTCTGCCAATCCTGCTCATATCTTTTACAATAACAGCATCAATCGCATTTACAGATATGGCATTCTCAATTTCCTTGAGTCCTTTCCTATTGAGATTCAGCCCACTGCCAATATCTCTTGAATATCCAACTATGCTAAAACAATGTTGCTCGGCCAATTTCTTTAACGATCTTTCTTGCCCAATCAGATAAACATCATTTAAATTTTCAGCATTAGCAATCCTGCTGTAGATCCATACTTTCTTCATTATAACATCTCCAATATTTTTTCATAATCATCAGCAAAGTTCCACACAATCTCAATCTGATTTTCACCGAACACATATATAGAATCAACAAGTTTATTTACTAAATCCCTGCTTAGTTCTTCGATTTCCTGTTTTCTTTTGAAGTGTTCGACAAATTGGTTTTCCGACTCCTTATTCTTTAGTTTCTGAAGTTCGTAATCGGCTTCCAGTTTACTAATCTGCGAGGATGTTTGTTCAATCTCTTGATTGTACATTTCTCTCTGCTTCAGATAGTCATCTTTGCCGATCTTCCCATCCAAATATTTCTCATACTCTTCAATTTTTAAAGCATTTAGCCTTTCAAGATGTTGCTGAGCTTTCCTTGCAGATTGTAATAAATCAGCCACTTCACTTTCTGATTTTTCTTTTTCCTTAAGTACAAGCTTTTCTGCTTTGTTGGCTATTTGAGCCTGTTGCCGTATTGCTTCCAATAGCACTTCCAGAATCATTGGCTCCTCTGTTCTTCCATGATAGCAAAGGCTGTTTTCATCAAAATAGTTGCTCTTACAAATATAATAAGGCACCTTTGTATGTGAGCGTTGAAGGTTCTTCTTACAAATACCGCATTTTACTTTACCATAAAGAACTCTTGTATTATCAACCTTGTACTCTTTACGTTTGGATATCTTACGAATCACCTTCTGAGCTTCCAAATACAATTCTTCGCTTATTATAGCCTCATGCGTATCTGGAACCACTATCCATTGTTCCCTCGGAACAGCCACCGTACTCATACTATTAACGTCAGGCTTTTCCCTCTTATGGTTGATTGTCTTTCCTGTGTAAGTTTCATCTTTAAGGATTTTTAAGACAGCCATAGTTTGCCAAACCAAATCTCCTTTGGCTTTTCTCCACTTTTTGTTATTATGATTTTTTTGGTAGTGCCTTGCAGGTGAAGGTACTCCATCTGCATTGAGTATTTTAGCGATCGCACTTGTATTGTTCCCCTCGGCTGCCAATTGAAAGATTCGCTTAACAACAACTGCAGCTTCCTCATCAACAACAATTGCATTTTTCTTATCCTTCGCTTTGAGATACCCAAATGGAGCGAAAGAACCAATATACTCGCCCTTTTTCATTTTGGCTGTTTTAGCTGTCTTTACTTTCTTTGATAGGTCTTTACTGTAAAGGTCGTAGATAAGGTTCTTCAACCCAATATCAAGGCCTGCCGTTATACCATTATCTTTTGCACTGTCATATCCGTCATTTACAGATATAAATCGAACTCCTAAAAACGGAAATACTTGCTCCAGATAATCCCCTAACTCCAAGTAGTTTCTGCCAAATCGTGAAAAATCTTTTACCACAATACAGTTAATTTCTCCTTGCCTTACTTTGGTTAACAACTGCTGTACTGCCGGACGTTCAAAATTCGTACCGCTGTAGCCGTCATCGCAAAACTCCAAGATGTTTGAATCTGCCAAATCAGGATGGCGACTTATAAAATCNATCAACAGATCACGCTGATTACTAACGCTGTTGCTTTCAATTTTTGCATCATTTTTTGAAATGTCCGCATCCTCATTGGAAAGCCTAATGTACATAGCTACTGAGACATTCTTGTTCATCAGGCTTCACCTCATCTTCTATAGTGTTAAGATAATCAAGTAATTCCTCATATTCGTCTTTAAACTTAAAATTGATCTGTATACTCCTATCGGCATACAGTTCCACAGTTTCTATGAGGGCTGCAACCATTTCTTTAGTTAATTCTTTTTCATCTCGGAATGCTCTAAAAGAAGATAACCACTGGTTTTCATAGGAATATGTTTGATCATACTTCTTCTGTTGTAACAACAATTCATTTAGTCTGTCTTTTAATGCAACTTCATCTTTCTCATACTTNATTTTTGCATATAGATACTCCTGTTCAGTAAGCAGTTGTTCAATATAATCATCATAAAGAGAACTTCGCAAGGAAGTCAGCCTTTCAATTTGTGCTTTAACCTTTCTGATTTCATTAGCCAAGTTGTCTTTCCTATTCTCATAACTCGCATCGGAATTTACTTTTCTCAGAATATCATCCACCGATGCAACCATATCTATTTGACTGCGAATAGCAGCATATACTGCTTTAATCATATCAGTTTCTACTATATGCTTTCTCGTGCATTTATAACCACTATTTGTTTCGTAAGTAGTGCATGAAAAATAATAATAAAGCTCATCATTTTTAATCCTTCTCCTGCGAACAAGTTTACATTTGCAATCTCCGCAAATAGCAATATCCTTAAAAATATTCTCAGTATTTTCAAAATGCTTGTTTTGCTCTAAGCGTTCAGTAAATTCTTTATATACTTCCAATCGTCTGGCATGGACAATATCAAAAGTTTCTTGATCGATAATCGGTTCATGGTCGTTTTCAATAATTGTCCATTCATCTCTTGGCACTCTTGATTTTCGCTTGCCTTCATAAAGGGATGCCTGAATTTTGCCATATATCTTGTGTCCTAAATATACTTCATTCTCTGTTATAGCTTTAATTGCCTGACGCTGCCAGATATTGTTATTATAACGGGCATTTTTCCACTCGCCCTTTAAATATTTGTACTTGCTTGGAGAAGGTATTCCCATATCATTTAAGCGACGAGCTATTGTAGTATCGCTCAGCCCTTCTACTTTCCACTGGTAGATTTGCCGAATGACTAAAGCAGCTTCCTCGTCAACTACAAGTTTATAAGTGCCATCATCCGGTCTGCTGTATCCATAGGGCACATGTGCACCTAAAAATTCACCCTTCGACTGTCTTTCCCTGAAGGTAGAGATAATTTTCTTGGATATATCCTTTGTATAAACATCATTTAAAAGATTTTTCAAAGAAATAATCAAGCCTTCATTACTGTTTTCAGGGTTAAAGCTGTCATAATTATCATTGATAGATATAAAACGGACCCCAAGAAACGGAAAAATCTTTTCAAGATAGTTTCCGGTTTCAAGATAATCTCTGCCAAAGCGCGAGAGGTCTTTTACCACAATGCAATTCACTCTGCCTGCTTTAACATCGTCCATAAGCCTGTTAAATTCAGGACGGTCAAAATTCGTTCCTTTTTCTCCGTTGTCCGTATATATTGAGTAAA